GAACTGAAGAGCCGTTTGTACACGGGTCACATCGCTCTCACGACCAAGGGCCTCAAGGCCCGTAAGGATCGTAGGTTCAATTAGACCTTTAGGCCACACAGGCAACTGTTCGCTCTGCTGCATCTGTACGATCAACCGTTCCAAACGACGCTGTTGCATCGCCCGGTTAAGCTGGCTGTACACACCGCCCAAGGTGGCCTCTAGTTCCTGTTGGTTCCTTTGGATCTCGTAGGCCGTAGTCCGCTCGCTGTCACGAGTAGCAGCAGACCCAAGCATAAAGGCCCCGCCGATCTCTCGTGTTAGACGGTCTAGTTCCTGAGCGCTGATCTGAAGACCATTGGTGTTCTGGAACTGAAGCATCGCCACGTCTTCAGGATTACCGACGATGATCTCACCGTTGTTCGCCGTAGCAATACGACGCCGTAGGTTCAAACCACCGGCAGCATTAGGACGAACCATCGTGACGTTACGAGAGGCCATCGCGCTACCATCAAGCAGAGCTTTGGACAAAGCGTCGATAGCTCGGAAGTCCGGTAGATGCTCTTCGATCTTACCGCGCCCATAGTCCTCACCGATTACTGAGGTCCAACGAAGAGCGTTGTACGGTAGAACCTCGTACTCGCCTTCACTGTTAGGCACACGTTCTTTGTTGACCTCTTGGTAAACGTAGTAGGTGCCATCGTCCTGTAGCTGAGTGTGGGTCAGGACAGGCACACGATCACCACTGTAGTCTTCCGCAGTCACAAGCCCTTTGATCTCATCAGGCAAGCTCTCAGGAGACATATGTTCTTCAGTGATGATCTCACGAACAACGCCCATCATGTCCCTGCTGATGCAGTATTGATCCAGCCGGAACAACCGGATCGTATTGTCTGGCATCATGAACTCAAGCGCATTGCCGGTGACAATTAGGTATTGAAGGGCAAGGTTGGTTGCTGACCGCCAGTCGCGACGTTCGATCTCACTTTGGATCAAAGCCTCAGACATAACTAAACCATGCTCAATGGCAGGGTCGATGTCCATCTCGCCAGATTTGATCTTAGCTTCTGATGGGATGTTCAGTCGGAACGAAGGCTTACCAGGCGGGTACATAGCCACCATAAGCCGTGAGGCCAAAGAGACAACGGTTCGTGCCCCTAGTCCCTGATAGGGCTCAGGAAGCAGCGTGAACTCTGTGTGTCCTTCAGGTGGCAAAAGCGGTGGGATTGTTAGTTCGGCACATTCACGAGCCCGCCGTAGAAACGGATCACGCTTCCGCTTCATCGCCTCGTATCGTGCGTGACAGGTCTCGTATTTCATAATTTACACACCAGTCCTAGTGTTTAATCCTGAGCCTGCTGCAGCATCTACACCACCAATCAGTGGAATACGATACTGCTTAAAGCCTTTTGGTTCTTTAGCCTTAGCCCGCGCCACAGCTCGTGTTTCAGGAAGCCCTGCAACCTGCTCTGTAGGTGGGGGCGTAGGTGTAGGCTTTGGCGGTGCAGGCTTTGGTGGTTTAGGTGCCATAAATCCCATAGTCTTTATCCTTTGTTATTCTAGACAATGCATTGTTCCGATAGTTTTAAAACCTAGTCGTTCGTAAAAACTCTTAGTCTTTTCTGGGTGTATCCCAGTTGAGATACCAAGAGTTATGTGTGTGGCCTTTTGTTGGTCTGCCCACAGAATGTAGTTCATTAGGATCTTAACGGCTGCTGAAGATCCACGACGCTCTGGTCGAACATAGACAATTATGTCTGACGCGATCAGCTCGTCTGTAAAGTAGTGCGCTGTGATCACAAACGCACCGAACCCTACAAGCTCATCACCATCAAGCGCATAGAACACTTTGATAATAGGGTTCTCATCGAACTGATTGTAGTACAGATTCTCCAGCTTCTCGTAGTTTATGCTAAAGTCTTTGTACCTAGTCTCAGCTTGTATTGCAGGAAACAGGTCTTTAATACGGCTGAACTCTCCCTTAAGAGAAGAGGATACCTTAATACTCATCTGTCTTCTCCTGCTCTTCGATCAGTCCTAATAGATCGTCTAGAAGATCACGAACACCAGCGTAGCGCTGATGCTCGTCGTCTGGTTCTCCTAGACGTTTGCACCTATGAGGATATGTTTTGTCTAGCATCTCGACAAGTTCATATGATCTCATAGGTACAAGAACGTCGTCATTCATAGGCAGAAGCCCTTTTCTATCTGTACTTTTTAACGACTTGCGATGTCCACAACTTCACATACCCCTGCTGTGCAGGCAAGCTCTTGCGAGCCTGACGTGTTGTCTTCACGCTCGTAATCTTGGAGCTTAGTCCAGTCAAGACCCGGCGGCATCGCTTCCTTAAGCGCAGCATACTCAGCTTCAGTGCAATCCTGATACGGAGCCTGCTGATAAGAATGGTCAGAGTGAGGCAGGAAAGATATGCCTGAAATCTTGTCGAAGTTCTCATAGACCCAGTCTCCTACTTTTAGCCATTCTTTTTCTTTGACACTCACAGTAACACTTGGTTTGTGTTCACACCAGTGGTCTTGGTACACACTCCACAGCTCCAGCTGTTCGACGGCCGTTAGATCGTTACGACACACCGCGTTATCTGGTGCTTTCATTGGGAACGAAAAGACCACAGTGCTTTCAGGTTTCATGAAGCAGGGCTCTGATGGGATGCCAGAGTCGATCATGAACTTGGTCATTGGATCTTTAATGTCACCACGAACTGTTCGGACATAGTGTGGATTGTGCCGAGCGTGGATGCCGCTGGCGCTGTCAACAAGCTGAGATACCGTACCGCTTGGCTTAACACATGTGATAGCAGCAGACTGTGGAATGCCCAGCTCATATGCCAGCTCGGCGTTCACAGCAACAGCTACTTCTTTTAGTTCTTTCAGCCACGCTTCAGTTTTCTCTAGACCCTCAAAGCCATTAAGAACCTGATGATCCATGATGCCCGTAAGGCTAACGCCAAGCAGTCGTTCTTCCTCAGTGTTCTTTTTCCAGATGGAACGAAGGTACTTAAAGTCTGTCAAGCAAGACTGTAAGGTTCCTAAGATTGTCGCTTGGCGTACCTTTTCCTTTAGATCCTCAAGGCTGTCAGTTGCTCGAACGACAACCTCGGACAGATTACAGAACTGATAGGGCCTCAAGATAATCTCACTGCACGGGTTGGTTCCCCAAGCAATGTCTTTGTCGGTGTTTCGTCTGCCATTCTTAGACGCCTGCTTACGAGCTGCTTCTCGGTTGAAGATCCCACGCTCACCAGATTTACTTTCGTAGAGCGAGTACCACTCTTGAAAGAACACAGACATATCAGGCTTCTCTTTGTACGATACGCTGTTGTTCGCTAGGCCACGCTGAGGCTCTCGTGTCCACCAGTCACCAGACTTTGCCTTCTGCATCGACGGGTCACTCAGGTTCGACAGAGAGATCAACGCGCTGCGTCGGACACCGCCGACCACAACGATCTCACCGATCTTACACATGATGTCGTGAGCTTCTACAGAATGTAGACGACGGCCTTGGGCCTTATCGAACTTCTCGACACAGAAGTTAAACAGATCTTCAAGCGGCTCAGGACCAGACGCCCGTCCACCAAAAGTCTTTAGTCGTGCGCCTGCTGGGCGAACCTTTGATGTGTCCCATTTGGGAATCTGACCGGCGTAGAGACAAGCGATTAGTTCGCGAAGAGCTTTACACCAACCAATCTTACTATCTTCAACAATAATAGTCGTGTTTGTCTTATGCATGTCTTCATTGATGACAGGCAACTTTAGAACACTTTCACGTTCGACACTAAATCCTACACCTGTGCCACACATTAGAATGTACATGGCCTCGTCGAAAGAACGCGGGCTGTCTACGGGTAGATAACTACAGTTGTATGCGCCAACATGGCAGCGATCTAACGCAGGACCAGAAGTCATCACAGCTCGCATAGATGGCATGACACCAAGGCCAAGAACGGATTCTTTAATGGTGTCTACGTCTATGTCTAGTTTCTTTATGTCCTGCTTTTTCTGAACATAATCAACCACATAGTTGAAGTAGCGATCTACAGTTTCTCCCCAGTTCTCACGTCGTTGTTCGTCATCTTTCCAGCGTGCATAACGACTAAGAGCAATGAAGTTCTGATAGTCGTTAGGTATGTAGTTGTTCATGCAGATAGTTCCTTCTTTTCAGATAACACTTTTAGTAGTTCGTTCAAGTACCACTCCGCTTTCTTGAGGTCTTGCGACGGGTCTTGCGGGTTCTTGGCTTGGTATCTTGAGACGTACTTGATGATGTTTCCAACGTAGACGGCTTCGTCTCCGGGGAGGTCTCGACAGATGGCTCGGATGTAATCGATGGTTTCGATTCCTCCTCGCTTGTAATGTCGGGGGTTGATTTGATCCACAAGTTTGGGTTCGACGCGCTCCATAGACGCACTTCTCCTGTCTCTTCGTTGTAATCAGTGTGGCGTAAGATACGAGCCAGCCGTACCATCAGCGTGGCTTGCTCTTCGTTATCAAACAGTTTGACCATAGCGTCCCAAAGTCTCAAAGGGTTCGCATGTTCCTCTAAGATCTTCTCAGCTTTCTTTGGGCCTATGCCTTTGGCACCAGGGTATCCATCAGTCGAGTCGCCAACCAAAGCCTGATAGAACATCATGCGAACTGCTGACCACTCTGAGACTTTCTGAGCCCTGTTCATTTTGTTGGGATTCAACACGCGACCTGGGACAGTCATCATGTCTTTGTCGATGGAGACAATCACCGGATCTGATATGTGTTCAGAGCCTGCAAAGACGCCCATCACGTCATCAGCCTCAAGGCCTGGACGCCTAGCAATCTTGTAGTTATCTTCAAGATACTTGATGGCATACTCAAGACCTACAGGCCTAGCACTTCCCTTGCGGTTGGCTTTGTACTGTGGGTAGATGATGTGCCGAAAGTATTTATGAGAGGCATCAGACAGACACACGATACTGCTGCCAGCTTTGGCCATCGTTTGCCAACTCTGTACCATAGTGTCTATGGATCTTGCGACATTAGCGTCGGCACAGATCTTTTCGCCGTCGAAGTCCACCTCGTTAACGATGGCACAACGATAGGCAATGATGTCCCCGTCAAGTAGAGCTACTGTCATCAGTGTGTTTCCTTCCAGTTAGCGCCTATTTCATAAGTTCCACTTAGTGGACACCTCATGCCTAGACGTACAGCAGCTTCAGTTATGCTGTCAGCAAAGGCCTGTCCGACAACGTCAGCAACATCAGGGTCGGCGCTAAACTGAACCTCGTCGTGGACGTTGGCCACATAGGCAAAGCCTTTCAGTTGTCCATCGACGACCAATTGTTTCTTCACCGCCAAGTCATAATGAAAAACCTGCGCCGCCTTCTTCATGACAATAGCACCACAGGACTGAAGCAGGAAGTTCAATGCACTGTGTGGAGACCTGATGGTTATCTTACGACCATCGATAGCCTTGAACCAACCAGCCTTCGCTCTCTTCTGGATACCTTCAGACAACTCACCAAGGCCGTCGATGCCTTCGTCCATCCGCTTGCGGATCTCTTTGCCATCCTTAAGAGGACCGCCCGCTTCCTTAGATATCGAAGCGAGCTTACGATCTGAAGCACCATACAGATAGGCATACTGCATACGCTTGGCTTCGTCTCGTGTCGGAAGTTCCACAAGCTTCTGGGTTCTAGAGTGAACGTCAGTGCCTTCTTCCTTGGAGCCATACAACAAGGCGTCACGATAGACACCGTTGTCGTACTTGCCCAGGTAGTGCGCTAGGCACACCAGCTCCAACGCGTCAGCGTCACAGCCAACAAGAACTTGGCCCTCGTCAGCCACCCAGACCTCGCGCATACGCAAGTCTTTCTTATCGACCTGTGCCATGTTGGGTTTGAAGTGGCTGCATCTGTGCGTAGCTGTACCCATAGAGGACACACCGCCGTGGACGCGATCACCACGCACAAGCTTAAGCCATCCGTTGTCACCATCACTCAGCTGACCCAGCTGCTTTTGTACCCTGAAGTACCTAGCGAGCTGCTTGGCCTCTGGGTACGGCAGGTTCGACAAGACCACTTCGTCAATCTTAGGGCCACCAGAAGGCGTGAAGCTCTTTGGTTTCCAGCCGTGTGTCTCAGCCAGACGTTCTGCAATCATCTTGCGTGAGCCTGGATTGAACACCTCGACCTTGTCCTTGAGACGCTTGCCGGTCTTCTCGGACCAACGCTCTATGATCTTCGAGGGCCAAAGGTCTTGTAGTTCTTCCTCAAGATTGGAGATCTCTTGGCGCAACTCAGAACAAAGATCGTTAGCTTTGTCGAGATCCAAACGGAACCCATGTTCCTCTTGAAGCTGAAGTACACGAACAAAGTCTGCTTCAAGTTTGTAAGCGTCAGAGTCCTTCACACTTTTGGTCTTGTCGTAAACGTACTGCGTGATCTTAACATCGACCTTACAGTACTCAGCCATCTCATCAGTGAACTTGGTGAAGTCGCTGTAGTCTAGCTTTTCTTCTCCAAGTTCTCGGCCATAGTCTTTAATAGAGTGGCCCCTTCTTGTTGAGTCTTTGAGACGGCTTCCAACCAACGTGTCAAAGACTTTTGAGTAATCGAGTATTCCGGTTCCATAAAGTCGAACGATGGCCGGGATGTCGAATCCAATTCCGTTATGGAAGACAACGCAATCTGCTCCAGACAGTCGGCTGAGTCCCTCAGAGATTGGGCGATAACCCTCGTGGTCTGCGTAAATTGTGACAGCATCTTCAGTTGTGTCCTTGATTGCTAAACAGTGGCAGAGTGTCATTTGGTGGAGAAACCCGTCGGTCTCTATGTCCGCTATGAGCGTCGTCATTCTGTCGTTCCTTTTCGTGTAACATCCGGTGACAGTTGGCACACAACATCGTGCATCCCATCGCCTCTTCGAGAACATCTTTCCAAGAGTGGTCTGTCATGCCGCTTACCGACAGTACAAACCGTTTGCTGGCTGGGTCTCTGTGGTGAAAGTCAAAGACACAAGCGTCATGCTTTTGTCCACAGCTTTCACAAACACCACCCTTTAGATCGACAAGCTTCTGTCGGATCTTACGCCTCTTAGTTCGACGCCCTTTATGAGAACTCATCTATTACCTCTGTTAATCTTCCGGTTTCTGGGTTGTACTCAAGAGTGCCCATGTCACCAGTGATCCCTGCGTACCTATTCTTTAGGCAGGACACATGGATCTCTTGTTCACCTGACGACATGTCTCTTGATATACTGATGACGCTATCACTTAGCTGTGCGATAGCAGCTGATCCACGAAGGTGAGATAGGTAGACCTTCTCGCCACCCTCGTGTCCTTTGTCCCCTTGGGGCCGCTTGAGGTGCGACACTAACAAGAGGCAACAGTTGGTGCGCTCAGTGAACGACCTGAGCTGTGTCATGGTGTAGTCCAGAGCCTTACGCTCATCACCTGATCCACCAAGCTGAGATGAGTCTAAACCTGAGACCAAGATGGACAGATGGTCCAGCACTAAGACCTCTACGCCCAGCGCTTGGACCATGTAGTTCAGCTTGTTCAGAAGGTTGTCGGAATCCAAAGACCCAAAGTGATCATAGAAAAAGAAGTTACCGGGCTTCAACACAGCATCGAAAGCCTTGCGGCGTTCCTTTTCAGTGATGTCATTAGGCAAATGTATCGGCTTGTTCAAAGCCAACGACATCATGCGTAGACCTGTGCGCCCTAGTCCTTCTTCAAGCGCGACGTAGCCCACTTTTCTATCGTCTCCAATAGCGATCTTGTAAGCAAGCTCCGCGCATATAGTGCTCTTGCCCACTCCACTACCAGCACATATAGTGACCACCTCACGCGGGCGAAGTCCGAATAAGACATCGTTCCAAGTCTTCCAAGGGTAGCTGAGACCCACTTCGATACTCTTAGAAACTTCATCCCATAGCTCCATACCGTTGACGATACCGTCAGGCCTGTGTGGAGACGCCTGGTAGACAGATTCAGATAGTTCTTTGACACGGTTAGCAACCAACAGCTCGTTGGCGTCCTTCATCGACAGGCTGGCAATAGAGGCCTTGCCCGGTTTGATGGTGTCTGCAACTTCTCTTGCTGCTTTCTGTCCAGCGTCATCCATATCAAACATCAGGATCACTGAGTCGAATGACTCAACGAACTCAATGTTGTTCTTAATAGCTTTGACGGCTGATGCAGCACCTGTTGGTATCGACACGACAGGCCAGCGTCCATCCGTAACCTTGGCATACGACATGCAATCGATCTCACCCTCGGTGATCACAAGGCGTATGCTTGGTTTCCAAAGGTGCTGACCAAACAACTGCACGTTGCTCATGTCACCAACGGTGTAGAACTGCTTGTCTTCTGTTCGTAGCTTCTGGGCTACAGTCTCACCCTTGGCATTACGATAGGGTGCGACCTGAACAGTCCGGCCTTTGTTATCTTCAGTCACAAAGTAGCCAAACTTAGAGCAGATCTTTTCGGATAACCTACGGTCCTCAATGGCCGTGTAGTGGCCAAAAGGCATAAGGTTTTTATTCTTAGGGGGCTTTGGATCTTGAGACACGAATGTGTCTGGTTGCCTAGTCGTGGCACAAGAGAAGCAGTGTGTGTGACCATCGTCATACAGCGCCATAGCGTCTGAAGACTTACAGTCTGGGCAAGGCAGCTTAGTCTCTACTGTCTCGCTCGTCGTAGCTGAAAATGATTCCATACTTTTCGCCTTCTTTTGGATATCGTTTTGTCACAGTTAGATCTACAATCTGGTCGTCGTCTTTCCAAAAGCCACCATGTTTTGTCATGGAGTCCAGTGGTCCCTTGGCGAAGTTATCGACGTCACCAACAGGGAACTTACGACGGGTAGTCTTTGGTTTCTTACAGACGAACTCAAGCTCT